AGCTACAATTCTGAAAGAAACCTATGCTTTAATGCCAAGCTTAAAGAAAGCCTATATAGGATTAATCCATAGTCATAATACTATGGGAGCATTTTTGTCTACAACAGACACAAATACAATCCAAGATATGGCACCAGAAGAAGGTTTCTACGGCAGTCTGGTGGTTGCTTCTGCTGGCAAAGCTTTGTATGCTTTTGGGTTTGGTTATAAGGATCAGTATAAAGTACGACATTGTTTTGAGGCGGATGAATCAGATATTAATATATTGATACCTGGACTCAAACCTCTTAATGAATGGGTATCTGAAGCTGATTTTATCGAAAAGAATAAACCTGTTCCAGTTTACGGACAACAGACAAGTTTATTAAATGGTGTAAAGAATGAATGGAATAAAACTCCAGAGAAATCTGTTCCTATTGATACTTTGAGTAATAGCCCAATAGCTTTCTTTAAAAAAAGAGACGAATTATTGTCTAAACTTTCTGCAACTCAGAAAAAAAAGACAGAATTCATTCTTAATAAATGGGATGCAGCTGAAATGAGTGACATTGAATGTGAAAGACAGCTAGAATTAGTGAAATTGTCTTCTACTCAAATATCAATTTTAATGAATTGGAATTTAGAAACAGATAATTTTGGATATAATTATGGAGGTAATTATGACTACTAACAGATTCTTAAGAAATAAGGATTTAATACCTCAAGCTAAGTTAAATCATATTGGTATATTGGGATTGGGAGGTATCGGCTCACAGCTGGTACCTCTACTTTCGATAATGGGATTCAAAAAGATTACAGGATGGGATCATGATATATTAGAAGAACATAACTTGAGTACTACAATGTATCCTCAAGGAGCATTAGGTAAACCTAAAGCTGAAGTAGCAGAAAATGTTTCTAAAATGTATGCAGTAAATCCAGACGAAGTAAAATTCTATGATGAATATTATGATGAAAAAAGTCCTACAATGCCCAAGATGGTTACTTGTCTTGACAATATGGAGAGTAGACTTGTTGCATACAATCTGTGGTTAGAACAGAGTAACAGGAAATTCTTTATTGATCTAAGAATGGGAGCTATGGCTATGGAAATAATTGTTGCTACAAAAGAAAATGACAATTATTTAGATACGTGGCTTCCTTCTCATCAGATAAGTCAAGAGCCCTGTACAATGAAGCATACTATCTTTACAGCATCAATTGTTGGAGGATTTGGAGTAGACCAAATCTTTAATGTTATTGCTGAGAGACCATATTATGCTTATATTTGGATAGGTTTAATGCCTCTAGAAATGCGAACTGACAACCTCATTGTAAAAACAAGATAAGGATAGTTATGGATATTCAAGTTAGAAAAGTATCCACTGACTGGACTAAATTACCCAATGGGTTGACCTGGTATTTTATCGGTCAACCCAAAACGGGTAAAACTACTCAAGCCAGTAAATGGAGTCCCAAAGGAGCCGAGGGATGCCTATTAATAGATACAGATTTAGGTGCAGATTTTGTAGATGGAGCTAATACAGTTACAGTTACATCTTTAAACACACCTACAAGGCCCAAAATGATTGATAATAAACAAGTTACAGAAAAGGGTAAGCCTATTACAGAAATAGTGCCCAATGAAGAGCGTGGATATTATAATAGAACAGGTGAAACTGTTGGAGAATCAACAGAAGTATATTCTATGGTAGAAGTATACTATTGGTTAAAGGATAATTTAAAAAAATTACCTTACGATACTATTGTTATTGATACTATTGATCACATAAATAGATGGATTGAAGCTGAAGTATGTGATGAAAGAGGACAAGCAGCAATGGGAGAGGGTTCTTCATGGGGTGCTGACTGGGCACAAGCCAGAAAGAAGAATCTTGATATTGTTAAAAAATTCCAAGTATTGTGTAAATCATTAAGTAGGAATTTAGTGATTGTTTCACATGCAAAGAGTACTGTCATAACTGATGGTAAGAGTCAGTTGGGGCCTGAGCTACCAAGAGGTTTAGCTTATGCTTTAACTGCAAGTGCAGACGTGATAGGGTACGCTATGGCTAATAAAGAAGATGGTAAATTCTATCTTTCTTTTAAAGCATACGACGAAAGAACTGTAGGCAGTAGGCTGAGACCTCTAGCCCAGAAAGTTCTTGAATTCGATTACAATAGCGTAATGAATGAAATCCTAAAATACAAAGAAGAATAGGAGTAATAAATGCCGTACAGAGGTTCTTATAAACAAGAGTCACCTACATCTGGAGGAGTTAACTTTCTTGGTTTTCAAGCAGTTACACTTACCGATATAGTGGACAGATCAGCTGAATATCCGAATATGGATATGTTTCTAGAGATTTACTTTAGAAATGAAAACTCACAATATCCCTGGAAATATAGCCTATTAGGCACATTTGACAGAGAAAGTGATAATACTTTAACTGGTCAGAGTAGTCTACTCAAAAGAATCTTGTACTTCACTGATGCAATTGGTTGGGATGGCGGAGTAAACACCGATGGTTTATGGGTCGATGGAAATGATAAACTTGTAGAAGATATTGCAGGTTTGTTAAACCATGATTTTACAAAAGCCAACTATGGTGTTTCTCAATCAGACACTGAACATAAGTATTACATATTTACTTATAAGAAGTGGAATGAAAAAGCTGGTAAAGCATACACTCAAGTATGTCCCAAAATTGTAAAGAATAATGATCGCGGTCGAAGTGACCTTGAAGATTATATCACTTACATGAAAGCCAATAGATTCATTGTTGAGCACGATAACACCCAAGCACCTGTTAATAACGGAGACATGACCAGTACCACTGCTGGTAGCTCTGTAAACAAGTTCTAGGTGGAACTTTATCACGAAGTAGCGATAGGGAGCCCTCAAAACAGAGGGCTCCTTATTCCGCAAGAACAAATAATTGATGTTATATTAGAGCATGGTGATAAATATGCTGTCTATAAAAGTTTATATCTATATGATGAAGAAGGAAAAGAATATCATAAGCTAAGGAAAACATTCAAAGATTTCTTAGGTAAGCGATATATTAGAGATATTTTAATCGATATAGATAGAGGCGATAATTCTGATGATTATACACTTAATAAAACAAAAGGTATATTATTTGAATTAGAAGAGCTAGACGTTCACAAACGCTCCTACAATATCTATTTCAGTGGAACTGGATATCATATAATAATAAGTGGAGAAGTCTTTAATTTCCCAGAAGGAACTACTGATTTACCATTTATTGTTAAAGAAACTATGAATAATTTATTCAGTGATATAGATTTAGCAGTATATAATAGAACATCAATATATAGATGCCCAAATACCTTAAATCAAAAATCTAATCTATATAAAATTCCATTAACGCACAATCAAATAAATGAATCTACAGCTAAAGAGATACATTCTGAAGCAAGTAAACGAATTATAATTGAGACTGAACCTATTTGGGGAGATGGTGAATTAGAAAATAAAATAATTACCAAAGTTCCTAAGATAAGAGTTATGGAATCTAATGTGGAACCACGAAACATTGTACCCTGCATTCAAAAGATGTATAAACTTGGCCCTGAAGAAGGATCAAGAAATAATACTATGATGCGAATAGCATCTCATTTCTTTAGACATGGTATACCTAGTGTAGCTGCTAAAGCTGCGTTATTAGAGTGGAATAGTAGACAATTGAGAAGTGATATAGTACTTAAAAAGGTAGAAGACACCTATCGTGGTGGATATAAATATGGTTGCAAAGATGTGTTAATGCATAATCATTGTCAACCAAATTGTATCTACTACAAAAGAAAAGATTATTTGATAGATGTAAAGAATAGTGAACAATTACAATCAGAGTTAGCAGAAAGATTAGAAACTGATTTCTCTGGAAGAACAATTGATTTAGCTAAGTCTTTAGGAGTATACGACAAAGATGCAACAGTATATCCTGGAGAATTAGTAACTATCTTTGGATCGACTGGTGCAAACAAAACAGCATTAGCTCAAAATATTGTACTGGGTTATAATGCTGACCACGATCAAATAATAAAAGAAAAACAAATTCCAACATTGTTCTTATCATTAGAACTATCAGGATATGTGATGCATAGAAGAAACTTACAAATTGTTTCTGGAGCTAATAAAGATACAGTAATGAAAAATTATAAAAGTCTTTATAAATACCACAAACAAGAGTTAAGTCACATCATAATGCAATCTATTAGTCCCACTATACCGCAAATACAAGAAAAGATAAAGCAATTACAACCTAAATGTGTTGTAATAGACTATATTGACCTTGTAGATGTGCCGTTCAATAAAAGAGGAGAGTATGAAAAACTTAATTACATAAGTCACTCTCTATCTAATATAGCTGTAAATGAAGATATTATCATTATACAGATATCTCAAGTGTCAAGAGACTATTCGAGAAATCAAATAATGGATTTATATGCAGCTAAAGGAAGTGGAGCAATAGAAAATGCATCAAGAAAAGTGCTTGGTATCACAGGCTCAGCTGAAGATGCAGGAAAAAAAGTATCACTATATAAGAATAGTGATGGTGACCTCTTCGATATTGAGCTTGAATGGACACCTTCATTTAGACTGAAAAAAAAGAAACCTGAAGTTATACATAGTAAAATAATGAATAAGAACTTCACAATTTTGGAGGAATGATGGCAACAACAAGAGAACTGGTTTGCGAGCTCATTGATATAAATCAACAACTCGAGCACATAGAGCAAGCCACTGACATCGACATGGAACAACACAGGAGCCTCGAAGAGGCGAGAACAGCACTACATAGGGTAATCAAGACCAAAATACAAAATGTCGATCACTTCATGCTTGAGCTTAACAAGAAAGAATACTTACTTGACGCAGAGGTTGAAGCATTGAAAGATGAAATTGACAGATTAAAGTCACGACGAAGAGGACTTAAAAAGACACAGGACTTCTTTAACAAGCAATTGTTACCAGCTGTTATAATGGAAATTGGGAACGAAGATGGAGTATACGAGACTAATACTGCAAGGTATAAGCTTTATGAAACATTTGGCCCAGTCGACGTTGATCCACATACTATATCTAATGATTTCAAAAAAGTAGAGATTGTTGAGAAATTAGATAAAGTAAAGGCGAGAAAAGCTGCAATATCAGCATTTAACGC